GATTTTAAAACAACTTGAGTTGGTGCTGTTACATTAGATTCAAAATCAACATCAAATGATATTGTTGCTTTTGCTGCTGTTTTTGATCTTGGAACGTAACCAACATTTCTTGCTAATGAAACAACATTTTCTCTAACTGTTGCTGAATCTAGAAAAGATTCATTAGCAATCATATTAGCATTAAATGCTGTGATGTATGTATTATATGCTAATACATCAACTAGTATGGATAGATTAGATCCTTCAAAATCAAAATCTGTAAAATTAGAATTTGATCTTAAGTAATCTTTTAGTGAGACCTTTATTTGGTCGAAATCTAGATTTGCAAACTTTGTAAAAGGCATTTTTTTATCTTGTTGCCTCTAAAAGGTATGAGAATTGTTGTTCTTCTGTTTGACCAACAATAGTAAAATATACATTTATTTCAAATGCATTATTATCTGGTTCTGGTTTCACGTCAACCTGCGTATCTTCAACTCTGGGTTCATAATTTGAGATAGCAACCTTAATATATTCTTGTAATAATGCAGCAGTACCAAAATCAATAAATTCAAATAATGTTGGTTTAACATCTGAACCGAATGAAAGATTAAAAAACCTCTCATTCGGAACAGTTTGTATGATGTTTTTTATTGATCGTTTGATCGCAGTTTCATTCAACAGCACAGAAATATCTTTTGTAACTGGATGCATATCAAAAGATAAATCAATATCTTTAAATGTTGTTGATATTCGTTCTGTTGGCATTAACCTGTTAGATCACACGCTTTTTTTTATTTATATCACTCTTCAAGTAAATTTTCTTTTTTGATTGTTGCATTATCATGCATTACTTCTTGAATACAGTATTCTTCGGCACAATCACTGGTTTTTTGCGGTTTACACCAATAATCTGTAATCAAACTAGTTGTTCCCCACATTTGGTACATGTAGTCTTTGTCTCTGTCTACGGGTGAATTTCCCATTTTTCTCCTGTTTTTTGTAAAAAAAAGGAACTTTTTGAGGGGTTACTATCCCTATTTGATATTTATTGTGGATCTAAAGGACGACCATCTTGAGATTTGTACATTTCTTCAGGTTTTTCTTCTTGTTTTTCTTCTTGTTTTTCACGCTCTTTTGCCGTTTTCCAGAAATATTCATCCTCACGCCCCATTCCAAGGCGATCAAAACCGTTTTCAACACTATAATATTGCGTTGAAACCTTAAAATCAGGCATTTTAGGGTTTACTGGAGTCAGACTATTGTCAAAAATACGCAATCTGTTGTTTGGATATAGTGCATACTGCCCATTTTCAAGTTCAATGAGATTGTGTGACTTGTGTTCGGCAGGATTTTCACTCGTTGCCCAGTCAACATAGTCTGGATCATGGTGATAATTATCAATTGTACAAATATAAGTGCCTTTTATGATGCCATGATCACGTGTATAGCACTCAAAATCCATAGAACCAATGAATTTTTTATCAACTGATACTACTCCATAATCCATACAGTTCCAAAACTGTAGGTTTGGGAGGGACATATCAGGAGAAGGTGTTTCAGGATCCGAGACAAAGGCGCTGATAGGCAATTTGTCGTACATTGCGGCATATTCTGGTAAATATGTCTCAAAATAAAAAGCACGCCCAGGAATCGATTTAACCGAAACCCAGACGCCCTTTACAAATTCGCCATGTCCACTTTGATGATCTGTTAGATATTCTTTTCTAACCCATACCTCCATTGATGGAAGATTAGCAATCAAACATGCCATTGAATAGTTACAAAACTATAAGTATGTATCAACGACCTTGACCGCGATAACGCTTCTTACGCCCATTACGAGACGTTGCGCTCAACTTGGTGTGCTGCCCACTCCCTTGCCGAGATTTTTTGGGACGCCCTTCAACATAACCGCCACCTTTACGCATTGCCATAATGATTAGTCTCCTTTAATAAATTCAGTCTTTAGTTCGTTTGGATTTGGAGAGTTATGCTCATAAAATTGTTGAGCATAATCCTCCATGATATCGAAATACTCTTCCTCTGAAAGGTCTGAGTGAATTACTTTACCTTTTTTGAGAATGTTATATCTCTCGTTAGCCATTCAAATAACCCTTGTTTTTTCGTGACCAACTCTGATGTTTGGATCACACCAGATTTCAAAGCCTGCTTCCTTTGCATCTAAACAGAAAGATACGTCTTCTCCACACATATCCTGAACCTCACCAGATTCAAAAACTTGCATCTTAGGTGCAAACCAAGGATACTTCATATCCTCATGTTCAAATACACCATTCTTGATCAAAAGCCATCCGAATCCTGCATAGTCAACAGTAAATGGTTTCTTACGTTTCTGAATACTTTCAAGAGTTTCGTGATTCATCACTCCACCATTGCTTCGGAAATCATCCTCTTCCATCCAGTGTGCAACAGAAGTTGTGTGACCATCTTCTGTACAGTACCATCCACTTGCAATGTCCTTATCCATCAAAACAAGTTGGAGAAGTTTTTGAGTGTTGAAAACAATATCACTATCAATCCACAATTGATAATCATAATTCAGTTTTCCATCCCAAGGCAATTGATCTGGACCACGTAGTACATTTGCACCAAGACACTTACATCGTGCAAAGTTTACCATGGAACTATAATCTTGTGAGATTTGAATACTTGCTCCAATCTGCACAAGATCAAAACACATCTGTACAAAGTTTTTCAGATATGTGTAAGAAACTCCTCTACCTGGCAGGCAAAACACAATTGATTTGCCCTTTAACATTTCTTTTGCTTTCTCGTAATCATACTCTGGTTCTGTAGGAGATGATTTCGTAGGTGCTTTTGCTTTTACAGTAAATCCTTTAGCCATAATGGAAATAATTTTACGTCAGTATCATACAGTAATTATGTATAAGTGTCAATCCCCGCTATATTCGGATATTACGATCTCATTACCCTCGACTTTTAAATCTAAAACAGTATCTTCATACCATCCAAATTCATTTAAAATCCATTCGGGAAGTACCATTAAATAATCTCCAGTAACAGGATCCACACTAACAGTAGTTGTTTCATTCTCCCTATTTTTTTTCATACTATCAATCGCTTTAATATTTTATATAGTATTTGAGAATACTTGATGCAACCCTATGGGCGAATTTTTTGTGCGAAAAAAATTTTGACTTTCGCTGTAACATTGTTCTCGCTTGGGTAACACTTTATAGATTAGGGGATCCATTGGTTTTTAGCCACGCGCCCCGCGCCACGACGGCACCCCCTAGGGGGCACTGCTGTGGTCACGAACGAATGGCGTCAGCGCACGTCTGCCAGGGCGCTTGCCTTGGTGCTCTGGTGCACGGAGCGGGAACCTGCCCCAGTGCGAACGCGGGAGGATCCGCCTTTGATGCGGGAGGTCCAGCGGTTCGCTTTGCTGCCATGAGCAACGGGCAGGCGGGTGACCTTGAATTGAATGCCGTCGATTGTTGCGGTGTTCATTGGATCGGTGCGCTTGGTGGTATTGTACAGGATCTGGGGCGTTAACGCAACCCTCAGGCGAGGGCGTAATCGTTGATCCATGCGCCCGCGCTTTGCTTCGGATTCAGCAGCAAGCGGAGCATGTCGCGGCGGCGCACGGTGTGGGCGCTGTAGTGACCCGACTGCCAGAAAACCATGGCATGGCGGCGGAAGGGATAGAGGCGGATTTCCTCAGAGGCGCTGCTCTGGGGGGTGGCGAAGACGAGGCAGGTGTTGATCATGGGGGGGTTGCGCTTGGTGCTATTGTAGCACGGATGGGGGGCGGATCCCCTCAGAGTTCCGCCATCATCTCATTCATCTCAGCGGCGTCGATGGCGGGGTCGGTCCATGCCACGTCATCACCAGTCATGGTGCGAGCGCAGTTGTCCATGCAACGTTGGAAGATCGCCCAAGGGTTGTCGCCTGCCTCACAGTACGTCACACACGCCTTAGCGGTGTTGTACAGGAAGCGGTCGTTCTGAATCCAGAGGGATGCATTCCAGGTTTCGTAGTTGGCAAATCCGTTCATGGGGTTTGGTTCGTTTGCTTGAGTGTATCCTAGTCGATGCCCTGGCAGATCTGCCCCTAGGGTTGTGCCAGTGTGGCGACTGGATTAGAAGTCGATGGGGGTGAGGGTTGGGACGTAACTAGGACGCTGACCAGGTTTGTCATCACTATCCCCCAAAACAATAGTGTCAAGAATTCGGAGAATTTCGCTACCCGTAGAACCCTGGCGGAGGAGCGAAATGAGAACATTGCGGGTCATTTTGAAAAAAAAGGTATAAAGAAAGAGGGGAGGATTAATCCCCTCTAAGTGTCATCCAGCAAGGCGCATTCCGTTGGTGAAAGGAATAGTCCGCATTGCCTTTTCAGTCAGGTCGAACATTTGAATGAACCACTCACATTGCTTCTGGAAAATGTACTCTTGCTTGGTTCCGCAAGTGTAACCAAACTCAGAAAGAAGTGCATTTAGACGTGACTTTGTGGTCATTGATTGACGACCACCGTCAAATAGTTTCAGGAAGTCATCACCAACCTCAGCAATCTTAGATCCGTGAAGATATACATGGGACACGGGAGGGTTGACATTGTCGCAAGTGTGAATAACCTCAGTGTTTGCAGATTTCCAGTCAGTGTTACCTTTGATGGCGGCAATCATTTCAGATTCGATCTTACGCATGAGGTCGTTTCGTTTGAACTAGTTCAATATAGTCGGTCTGGGGGAGCGTGCGTCTTTTGTGTGCCACTTCCCCGACCGCACACAGGCGGCCGCGATTCTCAATAAAAAATGTATATTGAGAATCGGAACGGTTAGTGTTACCTAAGGGGTTGCAATCTCACTACCTCAGGTTCACTCTCATCAACCCAGCATGACATAACATGAAACCCAGGATTGTTGCGCTTACAGTTAGCAATTGCTTCCTGTTGTGTGGGTGCAATGTAACTCAGAACGTCAAAGCGAGAGTAACCATTAGAGTGAAACATTTCACCGTAGATGTTGAACTTAGTCTCAGTCATTAGTCGTAGGGGAAGAATGAGGAACGGGTTGAATCTGTTGTGTAGGGGATATCAAAATCCTCCCCAAACATTTGATAGTAGAACTCACTGAAGATAGCGAAATCATCTGGTGTTTCGTTATTCCAGATTTTGAGAATTTCGTCGTAGTTCATATCACTCACCGAAGAAAGCAAAGTGTGCATCAAGCACGAAATCGATGACCTCGTCAGTTGCACTTACGTCGAAACGTTCGCAGAACCAATCGACTGCCATTTCAGATGATGCCATAGTGTCAAACATGAACCCCTGCAGTTCGGAGAGGTTAGAGTCAGAAAAGAGTTGTGTTTTGTTCATGTGTACACAATACACGATCTGGGGCGCTGTGCCTATTTCGTGTGCCACCTTGCCAACTGGTCGGGCAGCCGACCAGTTTGTATCACTTAGTGGGGAAATTACGGCAGACAGCATCACATAAAATCTTCACAAGTTCTTCGTCATAATTGACATCAAACTGTGCAAAGTATTCAGTGATGATACAATCAATGTCCTCCATTAATTGTTCCCTTGCCATGAGCATTTCGAGGCGATCCATGATCAATAGTCGGTGTTACCTTTGATGTAAGATTCTACGTCAAACTTGTCATCTTGCTCCCATTCTTCCTTGTATTCGATCACATCGAAAATCTCACCAGGGGCATCCTGAATCTCACTCCAAAGTTCGTCAAACATGATTGAATTTCTCAACTGTTGATACAATACACGATTTTGAGCACTGTGCTCATTGACTGTGCCACTAGAACATGTGGCACAGTTTGTTATCACGAATCACCCATACACAAAGTATGATCCAACGCGGTTACGAAAAATATTAGCACGCTCAATGATATCGTGGTGATTCGTGATAACAAACTGTGCCCCCTCAAAGGTTAACTGACCCAGAAGGATTACAAGTGCGATGACACGAACCACGAAAGATTTCAGATGAGAATGCACGTAACGGCGATAGAATTTGCCGAAAGCATAACCAAACTGAAAAGTCTTTTGTATCATGTTGCCCAGAAAGTTCAGGCACCAAAGTATTGCCGTCACTGTGAAGATTTCGGAACCGATGGCATAAACTCGTGCGCCCCAGATTGTGACACTTTCCAGCACCTCAATTGCGGGTGCCAGGTGGAAAAAATTGATTGCGGTCATTTGTGAAAAGAATTCGTGGGGAGTTTGTGAAGAGATTTCTCAACCCACGAAACAAACATAACCCCTCACGAACGAATCCGCAAGGGGTTATGTGACACTAGAACTATTGGCATATATTCTTTAAAAAAATGGGAGGAAAGGTCCATCAATTCTTTCCTCCCACAGGGTTATCCACTATTTTACACCTACTCTATAATAGTAAAGTTTATTTTTCTCGCGCTTATTTGGGCAACCAAGGTACATAATTGCCCAATAGGAGTAGGGAGACTTGAACTCCCACGAGCATAATGCTCAACAGATTTTAAGTCTGGTGCGTCTACCGATTCCGCCACACTCCCGATAACAAATATCATACAATGTCTCGCGCTATATGTCAAGAATCATATGATGTGCCAATTAACAAAGTGGCATATTAGAAAACATCACTGTAATCTTTGATGTTAACATCAACATCCTCGTCACCTTCGAGTGACAGAAGATCTCGCCAATCTAGATCTTCCAGGGGATAATCATCATAACATTCCACGTCGAGCGTGATACGTACCCTGCGTTTGTGTGCGATCATGATCATCTCGTTGTGTGTTGTGAACATATTGTATCATGCATAATGATGATACGCAAGTGCCTGATAATCTTGTGAATCGCGCTCGTATTCATCATCAGTATCATCGAGATGATAGATATCCTCTCGTATGATATTGTTATAACGTTGATGATTCTCGTAGTACGAATCTTCATCGATGTTAAAATCGTTCTCGCAGAAAAAATCGATCTCGTAATCGTCGTACATGGGAACTCGTAGCGATTGTGTTGAACACGTGTATATTGTATCATGATCTCGACGAGACTGCAAGCCACAACGCCCACGTGGATCTCGACGAGTTATAATAGATTATTTATACAAAAAATG